ACCCTAATCAAATGAACAAAGAATGGTACGATGAATATGATAAAGGAAAAGTATTCATTATATCACTTGGTAATATTCTAACCCTCCAAAAACCCACAGACAAATGACAGAACAGGAAAAGGTTTACAAAGTATTAAACGCCCCCGAAAAAATTTATATTCAAGTAGGTGATTTTTGTGGCGATGATATTGACTACAAAGAAGTAGATGAAGAACAATGTACATTTTCAACAGGAACAGTATTCGATAGTGACCTTGAATACGTTTCCATTTCCGAGCAAGACAAGTTTGCTATCGGATTTGCAGTATGGATTTTAAAAAGTGGCTTTGAACCATCAGGAGAACAATGGTTTAATATGGATGGAGATGGTAAATTTTATTCAACATCTTACTTGTTCGACCTCTACAAACAATCACTAACTAACTAAAACAGAACAGGAATGAAAAAGGTAAGTTTTGAAATTTACAAAAACGCTATTGTTGCAAGAACTTATAATAAACGAAAAGTTAAATATAATTAAAAGATGATAGAAGTTTATGATATAGAAGTACTTATTAATTGTTTTACTTATACAGGTTTAGATATAAATAATCAAAAAATAAGTACTTTTGTTATACATTCAGAGTTAAATCAAATAAATGAATTTTATGATCATTTAAATAAATTAAAAGGACAAATAGGTTATAATAATCTTACTTATGATTCACAGATTTTACAGTATTTAATTAGTAATAAAAATAGATTTAAAGATAAATCAGGATTAAATATAGCTTCTTTAATATATAATCAATCACAAAGTACTATAAGTTCTAAGAGTCCATTTGCTGAATATCCTGAATGGAAACTTAGTATTCCTCAATTAGATCTATTTAAAATCTGGCATTTTGATAATAAAGCTAAATCTTGTTCATTGAAATGGATTCAATTTATGATTGATTATCCTAATCTTCAAGAAATGCCTATAAAACATTATGATCATATTAATAAAGAACAAATACAAGAGATACTTGATTATAATTTAAATGATGTATTAAGTACTTATGAATTATATAAGATAACTATTGGTCAAACTGAAAATTCCTTATATAAAGGAATAGATAAAATATCTTTGAGAAAAGATATAAGTAAAGAATTTGGAATGAATTGTACTAATTTTAACGATGTTAAGATTGGAGACAATATTAATAAAATATCTTATTGTTCTTTAAAAAAGATAGATAAGAAAGAAGTACCAAAACCATATGAAAAAATACAGTCTTTTTATTTTAAAGATTGTTTTCCTTCATATTATGAATTCAAAACAATTGAATTTAACAATTTTGTTAATGGTTTAAAAAATATAGAAGTTAAACTAGAAAAAAACGCAGAGAAAGAAAAACAACAATTTGAATTTAGCTTTAATGGTACTACATATATCATAGCTAAAGGAGGATTACATTCAAAAGATAAACCAAGATATATTGTACCTAATGATAATGAAATATTATTAGATGCAGACGTTGGTAGCATGTATCCAAATGCAATTAGAAAAAGAGAATTGTATCCAAGACATTTAGGAAAAGAATGGTTGATTGGATATACATCAATTATACAAAAAAGAATACAATCTAAAAAATTATTCAAAGAAACAAAAGAAGGTAAGTATCAGGCTATTCAAGAAGCATATAAATTAGCTTTAAATGGAGGATCATTTGGTAAGACTAATGAAGAATATAATTGGCAATATGATCCATTTGTTACTATGTGTACTACTATTGGATCTCAAATAGATCTTTTAATGTTAATAGAACAATTAGAATTAGCTGGTCTTCATGTAATTAGCGCAAATACTGATGGAGTTGTTTGTTTGTTTGATAAATCTTTATTACCTTTGTATTATGAAACATGTAAACAATGGGAAATAAAGGTTGGAAATAATGATTTAGGACAGTTAGAATACACTGAATATAAGTTATTGATCCAAACATCAGTAAATGATTACATAGCTGTAAAGCCTTCTAATGAGGTTAAAACAAAAGGAGATTTTGTATCAGACTTTGAGCTTCATAAGAATAAATCAGCCAGGATAGTTCCATTAGCTTTACAAAAGTATTTTATAGATAATATTAATCCTGAACAATTTATAAAAAATCATACAAATATCTTTGATTTTTGTTTAGCGATTAAGGGTAAAGGGTTAAACAAATTCATATCATTTAACAAATTAACTCAAGAAGAAATTGAATTACAAAAGATAAATATATATTATATATCAAATAATGGTACTAATTTACTTAAAAAATTACCTAAATTAGAAGATAAAAAAGCTAGTAATCAAATAGATATATTTGGTAATGTAGATACAGGAATAAGAGAAGCTGAAGTAGAAGCAGGATGGTTAAGTACTATATATAATAAACATGAAGAAAAATCAATTGATCAATATGATATTAATTATCAGTTTTACATAGATAAATGTTATAAAATTATAAATCAAATAAAATGACAGAAGAACTAATTAAAACAGAAACTGATATAGAAGAAATTCTTTTAAATCAGTATTTAGCTAGGTATGATGATCTTTATTCTCAAGAAGCTATGTTAAGAGCTAATGTATTAGGAATTAATTATTAACAATTATTTTTATGAAGATAGATGAAAGTCCAGATATTTGTCCTAATTGTTTAGGAGAAAAAACTGTATTTAATGGAAGTGAATATGAGACTTGTCCATTGTGTTTTGGAGATGGTTATTATTTTGAAGAAGAGCCTTCTGAAGAAGATCTTTTTGTAGATGATGATTATGTACCATTTGATGAAAATCAACATTCTGAACAGTCTGAAAATGATGATTAATTATGAAAATAATAATAGATACAGATGTTCTTGAAAAAGAAAAGTTAGAAGTAAAACAATATTCTTGGCTTTATCTTCAATTTATAGGAGAATTAGAAAAATCATGGATGTTATGTCCTATATTTCCTAGTGAACTTTTAGATCTTGAAAAAGAACATTTTATTAAAATCTTAGCAATACCTAATGGAGCTAATCCTAAAATTGCTTTGAGAGATAGAACTTTTAGTTTATTTGAAGTAGATCATATAGATCAAAAGTTCAATGATTTTTGGGGTACATTTCCAATTAAAGTACCTGATGGAGCAGGTGGATATAGACCTTTAAGAACCAGAGATATAGGAACTAAGGATTATGATGAAGCTAAAAAAAAGTATATTGCATTAATTAGATTTACTCCAGGAATGCATGAAAAAATAATGAAAGGACTTACTAATCAATTAATAAGTCAAAAACATAAACTTCAGTATATGAATCATATAATAGCTTGGCTTAACCAAAGAATATGGGAAAGATTTGCTGATTTAGATATTTCTGATACTGAAGAAAAAGTTACGGGAATTTAATGAATTTAGAACAGAGAATTCAAGCAGGGTTGGATGGGCATTACCAAGGATTATCTAATGGTTTTACTCGAATAAATGATTATATTTTTGGAATACAAAGAGGTACTTACTATTTATTAGGAGGACAATCTGGTACTTTCAAAACTACTTTAGTTGATTACATGGTCTTAAATGCTTTACAATATGCAGAAGCTAATAATATACCTATTGAGATATTTTATTATTCTTTTGAAATTGACAGACTTACAAAACAATGTAATTGGTTAAGTAATATCATTTATCAAAAATATGGAAGGACGATTTCTCCTGAAACAATTAAAGGACTAGGAAATTTTAGGTTGACTCCTGAAGAACATGAACTAGTAAAAAGTGAAACTCCAGAAATGGAAAGACTTTTTGATAAGATTTATTTTACTTTTAAAACTGAAAATCCTACAGGTATATTTAATACATTAAAAGAACACGCTGTATTAAATGGAACTATAGAATATGAAGAATATACTTATCAAGGAGAAATAAAACAAAAATTTAAAAAATACAGACCTAATCAAGAAGGTATATATAGATTGATCATTATTGATCACTTATATTTACTTAAAAAAGAAAGAGGATATCAAACAAAAGAAGTTATTGATAAAATGAGTGAATATGCAGTATCTTTAAGGAATATGTATGGATATACACCAATATTTATACAACAATTTAATCAAGGATTAAGTTCTATTGATAGATTGAAATTTAAAGGAGCTGATCTTAGCCCTCAACAATCAGATTTTAGAGATAGTACCAGTCCATATGCTGATGCAGATGTAGTTTTAGGTACTATGAGTCCTTTTAAACTTGATATAGAAACTTCTTTAGGATATGATATCAGAAGATTAAAAGGTAAAATGCTTATGTGTAAAATAATTAAAAACAGGTTAAGTACTGATAATATAGCAATTGGATTATATGTTAATCCTAAAGCAGCTAGTTTTTCAGAACTACCATTACCAAATGTAATAAACTATAGACAATATGAATAAAATGGTTAAATTAAATATTACAGAAAAAGAATTTAGTAACTATATTAAATTCAAAGAAAAAACAGCTATTGCTAAAGTATATGATTATAATAATCAATATTATGAATTATTAACAGAATCAAAAGTTATTGAAAATTTAAATGCTACACTTAAATGTAAAGTTGAAACAATGAACTTATACAAAGAAAAATATCTTAATGAATGTAGAGAAATTAGAATAAAAAATGATTTAATAACAAAACTTAATAAAGAAAAAATAGTATTTTCACAACAAAATGATATGATTAAAGATAGTCTTTTAAGATTACAATTGATTTTTTGTTCTTTTCTTATACTTGAAATTATCATTTTTTTGTTATTTAAATATAATATCATATGAAAATAATATTTGATAAAGTACCTGATATGTTTAAAGCTTCAGTACATACATCACAAGAATATGAACTAGTCTATGAACATAAAGATCATTACTTAATATTTGATGAAGATAAGATGTCTCAAATTATAAGTAAAAATAATAATGATTGGAAATATAGAATTATAAGAGATGTAAAAAGAGAACCTATTCCCAATGCAAAAATAAGAGTTTTTGAATCAGGAGCTAAAAGAGATTCTGATCTTAATAAACCTTATATACACAATTTAAAGCCTTATACAAGACTTAGATTTGGGTATCATATGACTTTAGGTGCTTCTAAATATGGTGATAATAATTGGTTATTAGGTATGCCTACAGACCAGTATTTAGAATCAGTTGATAGACATTTAGCTTTATATATGTCAGGAGATAGAACAGAAGATCATTTAAGTGCAATTATATTTGGAATACAAGGTTGTATGATAAATGAAGAAAAAGAAGGAATTACAGCTAATCATTTTTTTGAAAAATTAAGAACTATATTAGCTAAAGCTGAAAGTGCAAATATATAAATAAATAATATGAGCGTAATTATTAAACATGAAGCTTTAGAACCTTTTTATCTAAAGCATGACTACAAAGGCTATTATCTTTTAGATAGTAGAAACAAAAATGAAGTTATTGAAAGAAAAGATCAAAATTTTCATCCATTAATTCAAGAAATTATTACAAGAAAAATTGGAGAATTAGAAGGAACTTTTACACCTGAAGAATTTGAAGCTAAATGTCAAGAGATTCATCAACAAACAATTTCTTGTTTGAAAAAACCAAGTGAGAAAGAAGAAGGTACAATTGTAAACGAAAGATAATGAGTACAGAAACTAATATTATTTTACCTAAAGAAAAGGTGAAGGCGGATAGTCATAGTCCTAAGAAGTTACTTATTTATTCAAAACCTAAAGTAGGTAAAACTACATTATTTGCAGAATTACCAGATTCTCTTATATTAGATTTTGAAAGAGGAGCAACATTTTTAGATGCTAGACAGATAGAGATAGATTCTTTAAGCAAACTAAAATTAGTAGGCGAAGAAATTAGAAAACAAGGATTTCCATATAAATATGGAATCATAGATACTGTTACAAAACTTGAAGATATGTGTCAAGGTCTTGCATTAAGTATGTATAAGAAAACTCCATTAGGAAAGAATTTTGAAGGAGATAATGTATTATCATTACCAAATGGAGCAGGATACTTATATTTAAGAGAAGCAGTTGAAAAAACCCTGGCTTATATTGAACCTTTATTTGAAAGATTGATCATTGCTGGTCATTTAAAAACAAAAGTAATGGAAAAAGCAGGTAAAGAAGTAAATGTTATGGATCTGGATTTAACAGGTAAAATTAAATCTATGATAAGCGCAAGTGCAGATGCTATTGGATATTTACATAGAAGCAAAGAAAGTGTTAATACACTTTCTTTTGTTACTACTGATGATATCATTTGTGGTGCTCGTCCAAAACATTTAAGAAATAAATCTATCATTATCAGTGAGGAAATTGGTGATGAAATCAAGGTTTATTGGGATAAAATATATATTGATTAAATAAATAAAACACATGTCAGATTCAAGAAAAAAGATTACAGCTACAACAGTAGAAAATCTTAGACAAGAAGGATTTAGTGCAGAAGAATGTGCAACTAAATTAGGAGTTAGTATAACAGATTACAAAGAAATTTTAAAATTCTTTGGAATTAAAGGAAAACACAAAGTAGGTGTTAGAAGCAGAGTAGAGTTAATTGATGATAGAATTGCAAAACCAACTATAACAGAAGAAACAGTAAACGCTTAATAAAAAACAATTTAAAATTTAAAACAATATGAATTTATCAACTAAAGGAGTAGATACTACTACAGAAGTTAGAAAACCTTCTAAGTTTATTGCTTATGGTATTCAAGAACTTATGATTACAGGAATTAAAGTAAATGTTTCAAATACGGGAACAGGTTCTTTTGTTACTTCATTTCAAATGGAAACACCTCCTGTCACTGATCCTGGATTTGAAGGATTTGAAGGAGCTAAAGGAAAGATTGGAAAAGTTCAATTTCCAAGAATTTATGTAAAGCCAGATAATGCAGTGCACATGCAAGAGCTTGTTAAGAATATTGGTATTATTGCTGATAAACTTGGTGTAAGAGCTGAAGTAGATGCTATTGAATGGACTGAAGATATGACAATTGAAAAATATTTTCAAGTAATTGAAAGTCTTTTCAAAGGTAAATATGCTATGTGGAAAGTTTGTGGTGAAGAACAATTTAAAAATGATGGTTCAGGAAAAACTAGTCTTCGATTAGCATTAGCTAAATGGGGATTTGTACAAACTGTTGAATCATATAAGGTAAAACCTGAAATTACATTTGATAAAAACAACAAATGGGATTTCAAACCAGCTGTTGCTCCTGATGCAGTTTCATCAGGTACTGATGATCTTCCATTTTAATTAACTAAGACAGGAGTATTTTAGAAATAAAGTACTCCTGTTTTTAATTTTACATATTATGACTGAAACAATCATAGATGAAAAAAATCTAATTTTTATAAAAAAAGTAGATGAAAAAATCAATACAAATTTTAATTTAGAAACTAATATATTGTTTCAAGTTAAATTATTTTATGAAGATACTAATTTATCAGAAGAACAAATATTATTAAATATTTATAAATCATCTGGTAATAAAATATTGAGTTTTTATTATGATAATTTATGTATAGCAAATGTAACCGTTAAACATGAAATTGTAAGAGATCTTATAAAAAATGGAGCTTTAACTATAGTTAGAAACAATGAAAAAAAAATTATTTTTACTAAAAATATTGATTGTACAGAAATTAAATTGAATTCTATATCTATATGATAATATGAAATTAAGTACTAAAAATATAAAGACTAAAGATCTTACATTAGAATTGTTATATACACATTTATCTGATTATGATCTTTGGTCTTATTATTTAGGATATCCAATTAAGTTACACAAGAAGATCATATCTCCTGTAAGACCAGAAAAAGATCCAAGTGCTACACTATTTCCTTGTAATGGTAAGATCTTTTTAAAAGATTTTTATCCTCCAGGTGAAGTATTTACTATTTGGAAATATTTAAAATTCAAATATAATTTAAGTTTTTTTGAAGCATTACAGCAAATTGATTCAGATTTTAATCTTGGATATTTTCCATCTAATAGAAATAAATTAATGAGTTGTAAAGCAGTTATACATAATATAAAAATAGTTGAAAGTGAAAGTGTTAAAATTGATATAAAAAGAGGAAAATGGAATAAACAAGAATTAGATTTCTGGCTTGATTATTTTTCTTTAGATGTATTAAAGAAATTACCTATAAAACCAATTTCTCATTATTGGATTCAACGAGGAGAAGATCTATTACAATTTGAAAAAAAATCAAATGAACTTCTTTTTGCTTTTATTTTAGAAGGATATTTTAAAATATATCGTCCTTATGAAAAAAATGGAAAAAATAAATGGTTTAGTAATGTTCCTAGTAATATTTTAATGGGTGAATCTTTACTTCCTTGGGTTGGAGAAACTCTTATAATAACTAAAGGAATGAAAGAATTAGGTATTCTACTTGATCTTGGTTATAATGCAATATCAGTTCAAGGTGAAAGTTCTTATCCTTCTGATATAAAATTAAAGACATTAAAAGATAGATTTGAAAAAATATATTGTTTAATGGATTTAGATAAAGCAGGAAAAACAGCTTCTAAACATTATGCTAATCTTGGAATACAACCAATTTATTTACCTGAAGAATTCATACAAAACAATGCTGAACATAAAGACTTAGCAGCTATACGAAAATTCATTGGATATGAAGAAACTAAAAAACTAATACAAGATTGTATTTATAATGAAAATATTAAAATCAGAGAACATAAAAGACTTGAGAAGCCTGTGGATAACTAATTATGGATATATAGATAGAATAACTAAACAAAAAATAGTCAATCCTACGTTAGATCATGATCATGTAACAGGTTTTTGTAGAGGAGTTCTTGATAGAGATTCTAATCAATTTTTAGGGAAAGTTGAATCATCTTTTAAAAGATTTCTCAAACACAAGGGATTTAAAGAAGAAGATTTACCTATGATTTTAAATAATCTTGGTGATTATTTACAAAAAAACAATAGTAATTTAAGTATTTTACATCCTCAATCAATAAGTTTACAGATTAAAAGATTTGTAAGATTAAAAGGTAATCAACAAAGATCAATCTTATTATCATTAGGCTTAAAAGAAGAAGAGATAAAGAAAACTAAAAATGAAAAAACAAAACAGTATAGAAAATTGATTTTAAATTCTAACAATATTTTGAAATTTAATAAACAGTAAAAAGTATTATGCTTTTTAAACCAGAATTTAAGCTAAAAGTATATGAAACATTAAAAGATGATTCTAATATTCATTCTTTAATGACAATACTAGAAAGTGAAAATGAAACAAATTATAGCCAAGCTAGAATATTGCTTGAAAGTATCTTATATAAGACAGAAAGATTTCTAAAACCAAGAATACTTAAAGATCTTGGAGAATTAGAAGTTTATAATGGAGCTGTAAGATATTTACAAGAAATTCAAGTTATCTATACAGAATTACTAGATCTGATAAATGCAGAACTAGATAAAGAAATCACAGTATTAAAACCTACAAACAAATGAAAATACTAATAGTTGATGCTGATTCTATAATTTATAAGATCTGTTGGACCAATCAGGAATCTAATTGGGAAACAGTTAAAAAGTCTGCTGATGAATATTTGATAAGTTTATTCAATAATACACAAAGTACTCATTATGTTCTTTGTCTTACATTAGGTAGATGTTTCAGATATCAAGTAGCTAAAACAAAACCTTATAAAGGAACCAGGAAAGGTGAAAAACCAATTCATTTTGATCAACTAAGAGAATATTTTATAACTGCTCATAAAGCGTTTTTCTACAAAGATTTATACGAAGCTGATGATCTTATTTTTATATTAAAACATCAATATGAAGAAAGATATCCAGAAGCAGATATTGTATTAGCAATTAATGATAAAGACTGTTTGCAATATGAAGGAAATTATTATGATTATCATAAGAATACAGAGATTTATTTAACAAGTGATGATGCAAATCATAACTTTTTAATACAAATGCTACAAGGAGATTCTACAGATAATATTAATATATTAGAAAACATAGGTCCTAAAAAAGCTGAAAAGCTATTAGGACTTGACGGAGATATCATACAAGTATTTACTCAATTTTTTATTCATTTTGGACAAGATATAGCTGTAGAAAAGTTCTATGAAGCTTTTAAATTGACTAGAATGGTTACTAAAGATGATTTAGTTGTAGCTCCTGAATTATTATTCACAAATATAAAAGAAGATGATTGAAATAATTAAAGATTATCATGAACAAGCTCCTAGGACATTTGTAGATTTAGGAAATGATGAATTAAATGAAATTCATTGTGTCCTTGGGTTTATAACTGAATTTGGAGAATTATCTGATCCTTATAAGAAAAAATTAGCATATAAAAAAGAACTAGATTTAGTTAATGTAGCTGAAAAATGGGCTGATTTTGGTTGGTACTTAGCTGTATATGTTCAATTAGGATTTTATGATATTGAAAAATACTATAAACTATTAGAAGATCAAAATGATACTGAAATCAATGATTTCTTTAACAATATGATGATTGATAATTTAAATCCTGATCATAGAGTATATGCTATTTTAACTACATTCCCAGTTGTACTAAATAGTTTATTAACAGTTGATAATGAAGAAACATTGGTCTTATTTACTAATTGGTGGTGGACATTAGGTAATGAACTTGGAATTAACAAAGAAAAAGCATTAAGTAATAACTTAGCTAAATTAAAAGCAAGATATCCTGATAAATTCACAACAGAAAATGCATTAAATAGAGATTTGAATAAAGAAAGAAATATTTTAGAAAACTAAAATAAAAATCTACAGGGAAGTTGGAAATATGAGTGAAGAAGTAGATCAAAAACAAGTTATTAACAGGACATATATTTATCTTTTTCCTATCATTGGCTTATCTAATAAAATGAAAAAAGAAGACTTTAAATATTTTAAAGCTATTTATTTTAAAGATGAAAGTAGAGCTGATGAAAAAGAAAAATTATATCTTTTATTAAGATTTAAAGGAGATAGAACATATGCTAAATTTGAAGAACAATTAAGAAGATTACCAAACTGTTCAGATTCATATGATCCAGATAGTTATCATACAATGTTTGTCTTTGATATTCCAAGTGAATATAAAAGAGAATATGATTTATTTTGTAAAGGTAAATATTCTCAATTTTCTGAAAATTATAAACAGAGTATAGCAGTTTTTCATGGATACAAAGGTAGAAAAGGTGAAGCTGCATTAAATGTTCTTTATAAAAAAGAACAAGGATACTTAGACATGGAATACTACATTAATGAAGGACTTCCAGAAGAAGAATGGACAAGAATTCCAAGAGATCAAGAAATTGCTAGATTGATTACTGAAATAATTGATGGAGAAACCTATCATTTAAGCGACGTAATTAAAAAATCAAATAATCATCAAGTTATTGATGATTCTAATTAATTAAAAAATTAAAAATAAATAAAATGAGAAGTATTCGTGTATTTTCCACTAGTTTTGGAAATGGAATTCAGGAAGTACAAGTAGCAGATAATGCAACTTGGGAAGATCTGAAAAGAGCTATTGGTATTTCTGGTGCAAACTGGACAGGTATTGGTAGACCAACAAAAACAACTTATGTAAGTGCTGAAGGCTCTTCAGCAAGTTCTATGTTGAACAAGGATGATATTCAAATTAATATCTTTCCTAAACAAATGAAAGCTGGTAACAGAGCATTAATTGATGCAGAAACCAGATTAATGCAATTACAATCAAAAATGAATTCATTAAGACAAGATGTTGAAGATTTAGTTGATATTTTAGATAATGTAGAAAATCAAGTTTCAAACATGATTGATAATGTTATTCATAATACTCCTTCTCAATCACCAAATCCATTATCATCTAGACCATCACATGATGATTTTGAATCAGCATTAGGTCTTGGTTAATTAATTACTAATTTAATAAGGGTAGAGAAAGACATTTTTCTACCCTTATTTTATATTTATATATATGTCAACAGATACATCAACAAATGAAATAGCTACAGCAAATTTAAATTCAGCATCTGTTTTATCAAGTAATTTATTTAAAGAAGCTATATTAGCTAAAAAAAAACCAGAAGTAATTGAAAAAAACTTAAAAATAAACAAAGAGCTTTTTATGGATACTATTCATAAATTAGCTACTTTTTATTATGGAGAAGATTTTGTAGAAACAAGAACAGAGAATCATTTAATATTTCAAACTATATATTTTCCAGAAATAACAGTTAAAAGTTCAGCTGGTTTTAGTGTAATTATTAATGATATATTTTTTAAAATAACAATAGATTATAAAAAATATAAATTAGTAAATAGAGGTAGTGTTTTAAAAACCACTTATACATATGAACAAGCTACAGCTGGATACATACAATCACATGTTAGCAATTATGGAATGGGAGCATGGAGTACTGGAATATGTTTTGGATCAAATACTCCAATTGAACTAATATTTCTTGTTTTATATGATGTTGAAATTGATATGAATAGATATGATATGTTTCTTGGTCTTATACAAAGTTGGATATCTTATGAATCAATTGAAGGTGGTCCTCATGTTAAAATGAGTACTATTCCAAATAGATCAGAAGTTCATAAAACTTTTAATGTTTTAAAAACAGAAAATCAACTTACAATAAATGCAGTTGATGATTATATTTATGATTTGTTAAATCAACCTTTAAAGTTAAGACAAACAAAACATTTTGAAGAATACATTATTGAAGTAGATCCAGATTTTATTGAAGATTATTTTATTAGAGTTGATAAAAAGTTTTTAATAGACTATATTCCTGATAAAGATCTATATTGTATAAATACAAATTCATCAATGAGTGATAGAGATAAAAAATATCTAGAAAAAAATCTCCATGATCAAAGTATTAAAAACTTTCATTTTAAAGGTGTTCATTATTTACCAAAATTAGTTGAATCAACACAAGATATTGTTAAACATAAAAGATTACATCCAGGAGTTTTAACTCAAATAACAAATAAATTAAACTCAATAATCATACAAATAAATGAAAATGCAAGAATTAAGTTTATCAAATAAAATTAAGTTAATTTTAACAGAAGAATTACTTAATCATATTGATTTTGGACATAAAAAAATAGGAAATCTTGAATGGTCAGGATTTTTATTATATAAACAAGAAGCTGGAACATTTGAAGATATTTCTTCAATTGTATTAAAAGCTTATAATTTCTTTCCATTAGATGTAGGAACTTCTGGGCATACAGAATTCAATATGACTCCTGAAGCTTTAGATGAAATGATGGATATATATCCTGATTTTACTGACTATAAGCTTGGTTTGATTCATACTCACCATAACATGGCTACATTCTTTTCAGGAGAAGATATGAAAGAACTTCATGATAATACAGCTAATTATCCTTATTATTTATCATTAATTGTAAATAATGCAGGTACATATTCAGCAAAAGTAGCATTTATTGCCAAAGAAAAAGAAAGCTTTTTAGAAACAAATTCTTTTATTGGAGGAGTTAAAATTCCTTTATCAAGAGGAGAAGATGATCTATTAGTTCTTGTAGATTGTGATATTGAAAAAGAAAGAGTTGAATATTCTCCTGGAGAAGCATTACTTACTAAATGGAATGCTTTAAAAGCAAAACCAATGTATACAAATACATATAATGATTGGAAAGGAAGACATTTTAATTATGGTACTCAAGCCAATATTGGTTTTAAAGGGAAAGGTTGGGATGATACTAACAACTTTCGAGAATCTATCAAAAACTCAACAAAAGAAAATGATGAAAAGAATCAAAATTCAACAACAAAAAACAAAGAAAAATTCTATTGGAAAGAAAAAAAGGGTATGATGTTACCTGTTGTTTCTACAAAAGATATTGAAAGATTAATTTGTAAAATAGTTGAATTAGATCCTAATTGTAAAGAAAGTGATTATTTACATAAACTTAGAGTTAAAAATTCTAATTTATTAGATAGTGTTTCCAGAGATCAATTTTATACTGCTGTATTGGATATTTATGAAGACTGTATTGAAGAAGAAATTTCATGGTATGGAAGTTCAAATCTTACAGTTGATGAAATATGTTATGTTAGTACTAAAATAGTAATGGAATTAGAAAGTCCAATAGTAGTAAATCTTGATGTAAGTAAAGATTTAATTAATCTTATTTGTTCTTATTGTAATGAAATCTTTGAAGAAGAGAGATTAAAAAATATTACAATTAAAAACAAAGAATTTTTTAATAATATTGATCATGATGATCAATTTAAAATGTATCATTAATGGAAACAGCAGAAATTAAAGAAGAAAAAAAAATTATTAATCAGAAAACAGTTAGATTTTCTGATGCAATTTGGTATAAACCTGGAATTTCTGTTGTAATAGGAGGAGTTGGGAGCATTGGTTCTCATCTCTCCTATTATTTAGGAAGACAAGAATGTGACATGTATTTATATGACATGGATTCAGTTGATGAAGTAAATCTTGCAGGACAGCTCTTCAGAATGGATGATATAGGCAAGAAAAAGACTGCTATAACAAAAGATATGATCTATCAACTTTCTGGAAATAAGAATGTTGAGTTATTTGGAGAATTTACAGCTGATAGTATGGCTGGACAATATATGTTTTCTTGTTTTGATAACATGAAAGCTCGTAAAATATTCTTTGAAGCTTGGTGTAAAATTGATGATCCAGATAAGGTATTCATTGATGGTAGAACCAATGCAGAACAAGCTCAAATATTTATTGTTACTCCTGATAGAATAGATAGATATAAAGCTGAATTATTTGATGATTCAGCTATTCCAGATCTTCCTTGTACTTATAAAAGTACTACTTATTGTGCAGGAATGGTAGCAGCATTTATGACTGCTGGATTCAATAATCTAATGGCTTCTAAAGCTTCAGGATTTGAGGTAGCTGATGCTCCCTTTAAAACTGAATATAATTTACAATTATTTAAAATAGATACTTATGAGTAACTTTACTATAGATAATATTTATTTATTAAAAGAACAAATAAATTCTCCATTACAATTATTTAAGAATTATAATAAATCATCTGATTATGTTCCTTTTTATTCAGTATTGTATAAAGATCATTTAAAAGAAAATGGAAATTTAATATATGATATAGCAATTATGAATATGAATTTGTTTAATTTCAAAACAATATTACCTAATAATTTATTAACTAAATTATTGTATATGGGATTATATCAAATTTGTACTGCTAATAAAATTGCATTTAATAAAGAAGGGTTTTCTAATTATTTAAAAAATAAAGAAAATAAAGAATCTTTAATAAATAATTTTTATTCTTATTTGGAGTCTTATATACATTCTGAACCAGATTTGAGAATCAATTTACCAAGTATTATTAATACCAGAACTTCTTCATATCTTAATGATTTAATTTTTGATTTTAATAAATTCAATGATATTTTTAGATGTTATTATGTAAACTCTAAATTACAATCATTTTGTGGAAATGGTATTATAGCAGATGTTAATTTAGGAGTTTGTTCTTCTTTAATGGTTAAAAGAGAAGATGTTCCAATGTTAAGATTAAATCATTTATTAACAGGTAATTGGGATAAATCTTTAATTGAATTATGGATATTAAAAGAGTTTTTGAATTATGGATTATCAAAAACTACAATTAATAATATGTTATATTTTCAATTTGATTATGAAAAGGTTATTGTAGATAATTTTAATGACATATTCTATATTAATCCTCATAAAACATTAGCTGAAAGAAAATCATATCTTAGGTCACAAGAAGAATATATATTCAAAAAAGTACAAGAAGGACAAAATGATTATATTAAAGAAAAGCAATTACAAAGAGAACGGTATATAGAAGAAATTGAAAAATTTGGTTTTAAATCATTAGCTTAAAATGAGTAAATTAAAAAGTAATATTAATTGTATTTTAACAGATTCTTTTAGAAATATTCTTTTAAGAAGAGCTGAAAGAATATTAAGAATAAAAAACACAAAACAACTTACTGAAGATATAGTTCAAGATGCTTTTTATATATTATTTAAATATCAAAAATCTTTAAATACAAAGAATTATGAAAAATTAATGAATTGGTTAGTAACTCAAGAGAGTTATAGACAAATGAAATCAAACATTAAGTATAATTCTTTGTATTTTAGAGACTTTGATGTTTCAGAAACAATTCTTAAAAATCCAAGATTTGCAGTTCAAGATACTCATAAAATTGATTTTAAGATACTTCAGGAACAATTTGATAAGTTTACTGGATTACATCCATTAAATACAGCAAAGCATCGTAGAAGGCTTATAAAAGAATATTTTAGTACTCCAAAACAGGCTCAAATTCTTATAACTTTAAGAAACATTAAAGCTCAAAAAAATTATGATGCAAAGATTAGGTTTAAAAAGAAAAGAAGTAAAAAATTATCTGTCTGAAAAAGGTACTTTGGATCTAGAAGAAGTTGTTTTAAAGTTTCATTTTGAATATCTTATGAAAGATGATCAAATTAATCTAGTGAGAGTTAGATTGAATGGGATAGATGGAATTAAGACAGATAACATAGAATATGCTATGAAAAAGTTCAAGCATTGGAATTGTGAATGGATAGAAATAATAGATTAAAATGAGAACATTAGTATGTGGAGATTGAAATATTTAATAAATATAAGTTAAATAAATATGGAAAAATCTAAAAGAATTATTTGTTGTGCTGATATACATGGTGCATATAAAGCATTAAAACAATGTATTGAAAGAAGTAATTTTGATTTTGAAAAAGATACATTAATACAATTAGGTGATGTAGCCGATGGATGGTCAGAAGTATATGAATGTGTACAAGAATTACTTAAAGTAAAAAATTTAATATCTATTAAAGGAAATCATGATGAGTGGTTTACTACATGGTTAAACAAAGGAATTCATCCTGTTCATTGGCTACAAGGAGGGGAAGGAACTTTAAAATCTTATTGTTCTCAAGTTAAACTTCAATATTTTCCTGAATCAGGAGGATATAGAAGTTTATTAACTTATTTAGATATTCCAGAAAATCATAGAAAATTTTGGAATCATCAATCTTTATATTATATAGATGATCAAAATAGATGTTTTGTACATGGAGGATTTAATAGACATATAGAATTTAAAGGACAAGATCCATTTGTTTATTATTGGGATAGAGATTTATGGTACTCAGCTTTGTCTCATAAAAATGTTAATAGTAAATTCAAATTATTTAATAAATTTGAAGAAGTATATATTGGTCATACTAGTACAATAAATTGGAATACTAATGAACCAATGAAAGCAAGTAATATCTGGAATTTAGATACTGGAGCAGGATTCAATGGTAAATTGACATTTATGGATGTTAATACTAAAGAAATTTGGCAATCAGATAATGTAAAAGAATTATATCCAAATGAAAAAGGAAGATAAATATGATAAAAGAAAACATAGAAAGTGTATGTTTTGTAACTAAGGTTACAAAAGTTAAGAATATAGAAGGAGCTGATAAGATTGAACAAGTTATGCTTGGGGAATGGTCTTGTATTAGCTCAAAAGGAACACATAAAGAAGGAGATCTTGTTGTAGTTCTGACTCATGATGCTGTTATTCCTTTAATGATATCTGAAAAGATGAACATTACTAATTATTTAAGGAAACAAAGAGTTAAAACTATTAGATTAAGAGGAGTATATTCTGAATGTGTTATTATGAGTACTGATCAGTTAATAGAAATATTACCTGATATAGATATTCATGTTATTAAAGAAGGAAATGATCTTGAAAAATATTTAAAAATATATAAATATCAAGAACCTGAAAAAGAAACTATAAATTCACAAGGTAAAAAAGTATCTTATTCAGAAAATCCTTATTTTCATGTTTATACTAAGTTTCCAAATGTTAAAAATGTAGGAGAAGATTTCTTTGATGACAATGCAATGGTTCAAGTTCAAAGTAAAAGACATGGAACTAACTTCAGATTTGGAATTGTTCCTGTAATTAATAGATCATTTTGGACAAAAATCCTTAATTTCATTGGATTAAAAAAGAAACAAACACATGAATTTGTATTTGGCTCTCATCATGTAAACATATCTTATAAACAAAACTATACAGGATTTTATAATACAAATGTATATCAGGAAATTATAAAAGAATATGATCTTGAAAAATTAGCTTGGAAAGCATTTAATGAACTTGAAACAGAAGAATCTATTGTGTTTTATGGAGAAATATATGGTCCAGGAATTCAAAAGAACTATGATTATGGATTGAAAAAGATTGAATATGAAATATTTGATATTAATTTCAATGGTTCTTATGAAGATCCAAGTACAGTAGCAGATTTTTCTAAACAATATGATATAAATTTAACTAAAATATTAGCTAATTGTATATCATATAAAGAGTTCTTAGAATCTAAAGATCATTATATAAAAAGATATATACCTGGAACAGCTATACCTGAAGAAGGAGTAGTAGTTAAGTTATGTGATCAAGATGGATCAGGATTAAAAGCAATTAAATTTATTAACCCAGAATATCATGAGTACAGTGCAAAACATGATGTTTCTGAAAATCATTAAATTATGAGTACTCCTATACATACAACTTCTTTTAATATTACTCATTCAAGTGAATTAAATAGTAAATTTAGATCTTTTGTATTATCAGAAATAAGAAAATATGGTTATTCTTTCAATGAATTAAAATTTAATAAATTTATATCACAAATTGCAGAACAATATTATGAGTATTGTAAATATTCATATCCATATTCATTTAATTTTTATTATAAATTAAATGAATTTTATCATGAAAGTTATCAACATTCTAATCCTTGTGGTTTAGAAAGTAATGATTATTTAATTGCTAATCGACTTAGTTCTTATATACATGCTGTAGATCCATATTTTGAATTACCAAAAACAGAAAATAAACAAAATAAATTATTATTATTATTATGACTTACAAAGAATTATTATTAAAAGGAAAAGAAGCTTTAGATACTCTAAAAGCTCCATTTGTAGCTAAAAAAGCTCACAAAGATCTTGAAGTTAAAATGTTAGATATTGAACAAGAAATTGCTCAAGCTGATTTAACTATTCAAGAACAAAAAAGTGCAAATCCTGCTGATTGGAAAAAAATCGGAGATGCAATTGACAATAAAGAGCTTCTAGAAAGAAGACTTAAACAATTTCAAGCATTAGAACAAGAGTTATTTCCAAAAGAAGATTAATGAAAGATTGTATAATACTAATAGGAATTAGTGGCTCAGGTAAATCAACCTGGGCTACTAATTTATTAAAAACAGATAATTCATATCTTAGAATTAACAGAGATTCTTTTAGATTGGCTCTAGTTAGTTCTTTAGATGGTTACTATCAAAGAAGAGATCTAAATACTTTAGAAACTCTTGTAACCTCATTAGAGACTGAATCCTTCCATATGATATGTGCAAATGGTAAAATACCTTTAATAGATAATACATCTCTTAAATTGACATATATCAACAAATGGATATACTTCTGTACAGAACATGAAATAGATTATAAATTTAAATTTTTTGATCCTATTTCATTAGAAGAATGTGAAAATAGAGTAAAAGAAAGAGACAATCTTAAAGATGTATCTTATATTCAAAAACAATTTGATATTTATCAGAAAGTTAAAGAAGAAATAATTAAATTATACCCTAATAAAATACTATAATGAATACATGGTTTTCTTCTGATTTTCATTACAATCATAAGAATATTGTAAGAGGAACATCAGATTGGGAAGATAAAAATTCTCAAAGAACAAGAGATTTTGAAACTCTTGAAGAACATAATGAAAGATTAGTAAAGAATATTAACGCTTGTGTTAAAAAAGATGATACTCTTTATTTCTTAGGAGATTGGTCTTTTGGAGGAATAGATGCTATTTGGAACTTCAGAAAACAACTAAACTGTCAAAATATTCATTTAATATATGGTAATCATGATCAACATATTGAAGCTAATAAACTCATAGAAGTTTCTAAAGAAGATATAGATAAATATGATATTGGATATGATCCTTTATTAGTTAAAGGAGGATTATATTATATAGAATTACAAGATTTATTTAGTTCAGTTTCTTATTATAAAGAACTAAAGATAAATAGAAGACATTTTATCTTATGTCATTTTGCAATGAGAGTATGGAACAAGTCTCACAAAGATTCAATCATGTTATATGGACATTCTCATGGTACATTAGATGAATTAAAACCCGAATTTACTAATCCTACTTGGATAGGAGATGATTATTACATAAAGAATTATAAAACAATGGATGTTGGTATAGATACACATAAAGACTTTAGACCTTATCATATCAATGAAATCATTGAAATAATGGATAAGAAAGAAGTATTATTAGGTATAGATCATCATTCAGAAAAAACAAATTAAGATGTCAAAACAAATTAAAATTATAAATAAGTGTGCTTATTGTGGTTCTACAAAAGTAGATATAAAAGCTTGGGTTAATCTAAATACTTTAAAATATAGTGGAGCAACAGATGAACCAGAAATTTGGTGTAATAACTGTGAAACTACTACAGAAATAATAACAACAGAAAAATGAAAATATGGCACATAAGTGATACACATACTTATCATGATTTATTAGAAATTCCATCTGATATAGATGTTGTAATTCATTCAGGAGATTGTAGTAATCCAAGAGATGCTTATCAAAATAAAGTTGAAGTTGAGAATTTTATTGAATGGTATTCTAAAATAAATATTCAAATTAAAATATTTATTCCTGGAAATCATGATACAAGTATTGAAAAAGGATTAGTAAACAAAAATGATTTTACTTGTAAAGATATTATATTCTTGAATGATTCAGATGTAGTATATAAAGATATTAAGTTTTGGGGAACTCCTTGGACTCCTAGTTTTGGTGTAGGATGGGCTTACAATAAACAAAGACATAAAATGCATGATCTTTGGGAAAGTGTTCCTGAAGATACTAATGTATTAATATCACATGGTCCTCCAAAAGGTATATTAGATTTATCTTACAATCGAGAAAATGAATTAGAATTTTGTGGATGTAATTCTATGAAAAAACATGTACAAAATAAACAATATGATGCTGTTTTATTTGGACATATACATAATTGTCAAGATATTGTAAACGCTGGAACAATGCAATTATCAGGATTAGAAACAGTATTTTCAAATGGCTCAGTAGTTACTGATGGTAAATTTGGAAAATTAAGTTCTAACGGAAATATAATAATAATATAAAATGAAAACATTAGACTTAACTTCACTCGAAAAAAGTGAAATAAAATACAGAATTATTAAGTTTATTTGATGGTATTTATTGTACTAATTCTAGACATGATAAATACTATGAAAAACAAGGAGACCATTTAGTAGAAAGTAAAAAAATTAACGTATTAAATATATTTTAAATATGTCAGGAAGACCAAAACAACAAGTATTTGTATATAATACAGAAGGAAAATTTATTAAAGCTTATGAATCAGTTTCAGAGTTTAATAAAACATATTATCCAAATGATATTGGAAAAAGACCATTAGTAGTTAATTCAGATGGAATTAAACAATTTAATGATAATTTAGTAGCTTGTTATACAAGAATAGGAAGAGATAGAATTGTTAGTATTATAAGAAAATCTAATTCTATATTTTGTAAAGACTTTTCTAAGTTTAATAATAGAAAAGTTGAAGCACTTAATTTAAAAAATGAGACAATAGCTACTTTTAAGAATTTAAGAATTGCAGCTGAAATTACTAAATTACCAGTTAGTACTATATATAAACAAGTAGAATTAAGTAAAGGTAGTACTCCTAAAACAGAATTAATATTCAGATATAAACAAAATGAAATACAAAGAAATAGAAGGTAATTTAATTACATTAGCATTAGATGGAGAATTTGATGTTATAGCTCATGGATGTAATTGTTTCTGTACTATGGGAGCTGGATTAGCTCCTCAAATGGCAAAAGCTTTTGGATGTGATTTATTTCCATTAGAAAATTCAATCTATAAAGGAGATATAAATAAACTAGGACAAATAGACTATGAAGTTTTATTAAGAGAACCATTGGGAGATGGTGATGTTGTTTTACCAGATGAAAAAGTAACTCTAAACAATTGGAAAAGTATTTATCCATTTGCAAGATTTGCTTTAGCTGTAGTTAATTGTTATTCTCAATATGGTTTTGGTATTAATCATAAAGAAGGATCAGTTGCTCCATTAGATTATGCAGCTTTAGAACTATGTTTTAAAAAAATGAATCACATATTTCAAGGAAAACATATAGGTCTTCCTCAAATAGGATGTCATTTAGCTGGAGGAGATTGGAATATAGTAAAATCAATGATTCAAAAAGAATTTAAAGATTGTACAGTTACAGTTGTAATATTTAATAACAAATAACATGTGTTTATACATAAAAAAAATTAAAGAAACTAATTTACAAGAAATTAGAGAAAGGATTAATAAATGTGTTTAACTATAAATAAAAAAAAAGAACATAGAGGATATAAATATTATAGTAATAATTATATTATAAATAAATATGCTAAAATATCAAATAAAGATATTAAAGTATATAAAACACTTGCAGTTTATTATGATATTTTAAAAACCCCATATTGGGGGACTAATATAGATAGTACTGGTGATATATTAATAGCAGATTATTTTTCAATTTATGAAAAATATTTTTGTTTAGAAATTAATCAAGGAATACATGCACATTTTACTGTTGATAAAAATATAATAAAAAAAAACAAATATACTGATCAATTAATAGTAGAATGTATTATTCCAGCTGGTACTCCTTATTTTATAGGTAGAAATAATGATATTGTAAGTTTAATATTGATTATTCCTCCAATTAAACCAGATAAAAATAATAAATATAAAAATTATTATGCATTATAAACAATTAAAAGAAGAAAATTAATTATGCAAATATGTAAAAAATGTAAATCTACAGAAGTAGCTAGATGTAAATGGGTAAATCCAAATACAGAAGAAGTTTATGATGCTGACTCTGGAACTACTTTAGAGTGGTGTTTTGGAGATTGTAAAGATGAAACAATTATTGTAGATACTGAAGATATAAAAGACTATTAGAAGAAATTAATAAATTAAAAAAGAGTTGAAAAAAATCCTAATTAAGTAGGAGTTTAGATAATCCTTTAACCTTCGGGTTAAGATGGACAGAAGATAACAACTGAATTATTAGGTAGAATATGCAAAAAAAAAGGGAAGATGTTAAGTCTTCCCTTTATATTTTTACTTCTTTTGATATTTATAAGCATCTTGATTAAAGACTTGATTAAGTGTACTTTCTGTACTATTCCATGCAGATGAGATAATAAACATGTCTCCTAGTTCTTTTGCAAATTTAGAATCTCCTTTATGTAATCCTTTTTGATATGTATCTCTAGAAGGATCTGTTATTAATATCATTCCAGCATTTACTACATCATTGAAATCTTGTATGGTTTTCCAAATAGGTATAGGATCTTTAATGATATTCATTGCTGAACTTGGAGAAGCATAGAATGAAAGATCTTGATAAGTTCTATATGCTAAGTTTATACTGAAGTTAAGCATTGGATTTTTATCATCATCAGCCAATCCTTTAAGAGCCATTGCTACTAACATCATTAATGCTATATATTGCATTTCACGAATATTAACTCTTGTATTTTCAATGTCTAAATCAGTTAATCCTAGGTCTTTTAAATAAGCTTCATACTCTTTTTCAGCCCAGTTTGCAATTGGATTAGCTGCTATATGCTGACCAATTAAAGGTAAATTGGTTAATTTAGCTAATACAACAAGTGAGCTTCCAAAGAATTTCTTACCAATACCTTTATATCCTTCTTTTCCAAAAGCTTTTCTATAACCACTTGCCATGCTTATATATCTACCTTTAGTGTTATTAAAAGTATTTTCTTCTCCAAATCTACTATGAATAGATCTTGGAAGCCAGGTTCTGAACATAAATAGTATTCTACCTAATATCTTTGATTTAGCTTGAATAGGATTTTGATAATCACCTTGAGTATTAGATCTGACTTGTTCAAACTGATCTTTAAATATCTTTAACTTGCTTATATTTAAACCTTCACTATTTTTATGAGTTAATTCTGTCCATTCAGGTCTATCTCCAAACTCTTTAGTTTTCCAATTACCATTTTGATCATAAGCATCATACAATGTTCTTTCTTTACCAGAAAGATCAGTAATTTTAGTAAAATGCATTTTAGCTAAAAGAAGTTGAGTAGCAATCAAGTATTCTCCTCCTTCTTGCATCTTAAATAGTATCTCAGTTATCTTATTAAAGGCTTTAGAAATCTTTCCATATTGACTCCTATCTTCTATCAAGTTTTCAGGTATAATGTCATAGTTAAGAGCTAACATAGCTATTTTTTCAGCATCTTTAGGTAATACATTCTTATCTTGTAATTTACCCATTGTCCAGAAATTAAATATAGAACCAAACATTTTAGTTAATGCCCAATCAAGGTCCTTATCTGTAAAATCACGCTTTCTGGCAGCATACATATAATTATTACTAATACCTATTACTAAGTTAGCAGCTGCAGTAAAAGGCTTTAAACCAATCATGGTAAGTCTTGAATAATCAACAATAGTATCTGCTATTTTAACTGCTGATACTTTTCTTATTATACTTTTTTCACCACTTTCAAGCATTAATCTTTCATGTTCACTGATTTTTGCTGTTCCCAAATGTTCATCAGTTCTTGATATTCCTGTCAGATCAGCACTTGAACTAAATCTTAAAGCATTAGAAGCATTTATAAGTCCTTGAGCAGTTTCTTTATTAGCAAATGGAATACCAAATCTATTAGTAGGAAGAGCTTTTAAATTCTCAACTTGATATAATAACAGATCTAACATAGGTTGAATTTCAACTTTATGTTCATAAGTAACTGCCATTGAATAAGCCTTGGTTAATATTTCTAAAGGACTCTTACCTTTAATATTCTTTAATTCAGTTGCTCTTACTAATGGTTTTGGTCTACCTTTTTCATCAGTAAGTTTAAGATCTTCTCCTCTGGCTTCTTGTAATGTAATACCTACTGTATACCAGTCTAAAGCAGTTTCTTCAATACCTTTATATATTGTTTCAAGATCCATTTTACTTTGAGTAAGATCTAAAGTAATCTGATCAAGGAACTTGTCATACATATCAAGATCTGCAGTCATTTCATGAGGAGTCTTTTGAATGATCTCTTTTACTTTGTCTGTGTACCATTTATATACTTCAAGATCTTTTACAGAATCATATTTAGGATTCCAATGTTTTTGAATTGGTTCTTTCATTAAATATCTATGCCATCCTTTACTATCTATAATTTTACCATTAATATTTAATGTTTTAGGAGTATTTCTTTCAAAGATAAATGTACCATCTTTTTCAATTCTACCCATTGATTCCCATGAATTTTCATGAATCCACTCATTTACAGCTTCTTGATTTACTTCTTGTTGTCCTTTTTCATTAATAAATGTATTGTTTTCTATAAATTCTTTCTTATGTTCTTCATATAATTGTTTTCCTTTATCTGATAATGTATAAGTAAAGTTATCTCTATAAAAATTATCTACTCTTGCAAAAGAAGCTGATTTGTCTTTAGTAGACATGTTGGGATCTTTCATTATTCTATGATGTTCAGCCCATATTTCTCTTTCAGAATTAAAGAACTCTTGTTTATACTTAGTAATCAAGTGTTCAGCATCAAATATTTTTTTAAATTCTTCTTCTCCGAATTTCTTAGTTAATTCTTCAAGTTCTTTAGCAAAGTTACGCAAGTCTTCTTGAGTCTTTCTTTTTCTCCAGTTTATAATTTCTTTTGCAAATTGTAAATGAGGAATATTACTCTGATCTAAACTTAAAGTTTGAGCATTCCAGGAACTCATGTCTTTATAAGCTTTTTGAAGATCTTCTTCAGTTATTTCTCTTCCAAAATCTTTAGATGCTTCACTAAGTTTTTTAGTTATAAGCTTATTAAATTTATGTAATAACTTAGTATTTTTAGCTCTTTGTTGTTGAATAATATATTCTTGTTCTTCAGTTAGATCTTCAGAAGCTAATTGTTCATCAAAAGAACTTTGGAATAACAATATTCTTTTAGTTTCCATTAGCTCAAAGAAGTCAATATCTTCATATGTCTTATTAAGAACTTTTTCAGCCTCTCTAAGATCTTTATCAGAAACAGATAATAGATCATATATCCCTGCTTGAGGAGATAATTTACCTAAAGAAGCCTTTATAATATTTAATCTTGATTTAGTTTCTATTCTATCAGCTCCATATTGAGATTGAAGTTCTTTTTGTCTATCCTGTAAAGACTGTCTTACTGTCTGTAAGATCTTTTGAAACTTAGGACTTGCTTTAATATCATCTGGATTAATAGGTTTTGGAGTACCCTGAAGTTGTTGAATAAAATCTGCAGGATCAGCAAATGATTCTCCCATTGAATTAAAATCATCATAATCTGTTTGTTCAAACAAATCATATTGACTATTCTCAAAAATCTTTTCTTTAATTTGTTGACTTTTTCCTATTTCTTCAATTTCAAACAATAAGTTTTCTAATAAAGAAGGATTTTCAGAAAGCTTAAATAATTTTTGTATATAAGCAATAAACTGTTGTAGTAAATTAGGATAGTTTTTATTAATACCTTGTGTTTGAGCTAAAGCTTGTGTAAATCCAAAAGCATTATTATAAATACCAGCTATAAATTCTTCTCCAGAACCTAATTGATATTGATATAAATCAGTATCCATTTGTTCTCTAGCAGATTTTAGTAAAGCATTTATTTTTTGTTTAAATTCTGGATTATTTCTATATTCTTTAGTTGTTAAAGCATGAGCTATTTCATGCAACCCTACTTTAAGTGCATGTTCTAAAGATTTTAAAGTATTATTTACAGTTATATTATCTGTATCAGATTCATATGTTCCATTATCTTGTATATTAGCCAGATTAACAGGAAGTCCTAGAACATATTGAGTACTAATTTGCAATAAATGTTTAGCTAAATCTTTAGTAACTTGTCCTTCAGTTAATTCTATAGTTTTCAATAAAAAATCTCTAACTGTAAGTCTAGGATTATTTCCTTGAAGAGCTTTTTGAATTTTTGGATTGACAGGTCTATTATGATTTAATACAACATAAGCTGTATGTAAATCTGCTTGACCTATTCTTTTTACTACAAGTTTATCTTTTCTTCCTGTTTCAGCGTTTGATTTTTTTAACCTTTGTTGAATATTCTGAATTTGTTGTAAAGAATATTGTTTCTTTTCATTTAAACCTATTGTTTTATTAATAAAAACAGTATTTCCTCTACTATTACGATCAAATAATATTTCATTAAGATGATTATCTACTATATTAACTTCATTCCAAGTATTACCAAATTCGTCAGTTTCAATACTTTCTTTCTTACTATATTGTATTTCACTATTATCAACCAAATTAGGGTTAATAGGAACTACTTTACTTGTAATTAAACTTCTTGGATATTTTCTTGCTACTTCTTTAAGTGCTGCTATTTTAAGATTAGTTAATGCTTGAGAAGTGTATTCTTTTTTATTAATTTTTATCTTTCCATAAATATTTCCAGATTGAAATTCATCTTCTGAAATAAACATTTCTTTAGACTTATCGTAATCTATTTGTGTGTATACAAAATCGTTATATTCATAGGTTTTTGAATATCCAAAACTTGTAGTACCTAAAGCATAGCCTTTTTTACCGTTTTTAACTGCTAAGTTATATTCACTTTCAGTCACTTCAGTGAATTCTTCTTTTGAAGTTAAACTTCCTTCATTGTATTTTACAATTTTACCTTTAACACTCTCGATACTTGTCGTATTATCTTTTGTTTGAGTAGGTTGTTTGCCTGTTGGTACAGCTATTACTTTACCATATTTATAACCATAATCCCCTTGCTTTAAATCATTTAATAAACCTTCAGCTTGTTCTTTAGTGTCAAACTTTTCTGTGTAATAACCCTCTATTTGATATTTTAAATTTTTTGTCAAATTAATTTCAGGCTTATTTAACTTCCCATACTTATCATCTAATATTTTATTAATATTATCAATAAGTTTTTTAGTAGAATAATCTATATTATCATCATATTCTATTCTAAAATTATTAGTGGTAAGTTCAATACCTAATTCATTGTGAGCATGAGAGAGATTATCTATAATATCAGCAAGATTAGGACTTACTTCATTAATATTTCTTAAAGCAGGGGCTTTAGTAAATGACACTCCTAATAATTCAGATTTTTTATCTTTACTTACTTTTTTATGTGCATCCCAAACACTTCCTGAATATACATCAGTAGGAGCAGCCCATTTAATATGATTAGATTTAGGATAGATAACAAATCTTACTCTATCTCCAGTACCCTCAATATGTTTTAGTCTTTTATCAATAGGTTTAGTAAATGCAGATATAGTAAAACCATAATTGTTATTTTGATATTTAAAACTTCTAAAAT